AGATGGAACCCAGACCGAAGTTCCTCTAACTGAGGCCGAGCTAATTCAGCGTGAAGCCGATGCTATTGCTTACGCAGAACAGCAAGCAATCCTAGAAGCAGAAGCAACTGCTAAAGCAGAAGCCAAAGCAGCAGGTATCGCAGCTCTTGTAGCACTTGGTCTAACCGAGGAACAGATTACTGCCCTGACAGGCAACTAATAAAATAGACTTACGGCCTACGCAACCGGACAAGAAAGACCTGTTGTGTCAGATCAAGAAATAGTGCCAGTTTGGGCACAAGAACTCATTCGTGAAGTAACTATCCTGAATGAGCGTTTGCCTAACCACATTACCTGGACTGAACGCAATGTGCTTGACCATGAGAAGCGTATCCGCACCCTTGAGCAGTTCCGTTGGTTGCTGATTGGTTTGAGTCTTGCCTCTGGCAGTATTGGCGCGGGCATCGTAAAAATGTTAGGAAACTAAATGACTGAATATAAAGAACCGTTTGCTGCGTCTACTCGTAATGACGAGTTTGGGGATTTGTCTCCGTACCGTAAGGGTCGTCCTCACCGTGGACAGGACTGGTCTCCGGCTGAAAAGTCTCCAATTAAGGCGATTACTAACGGTCGCGTTAAGCAGATTTTTTGGTCTGACGTTTTGGGTTGGTGCGTTGTTCAGGCTACGGGTGACGGCTTGTATGTTTTGTACGCTCACCTAGCGGCTAAACCTTCTATGGAAATTAATACCCCTATGGTTATGGGGGAATCTGTTATCGGTTTGGTTGGCGGTGGCAAACACACCCCTAGCGGTTCTGCAAGTACCGGCGCTCACCTTCACCTAAGCATGGGCAAAAAGGTTAACGTTCACACGTGCGCGTATGAAGATTTGGTAGACCCGTTGAAGCACATTCTTGCTAACACGGTGAAGCCTGTCAAGGCTGCGGTGAAAAAGTGACCGCGCCTAAGCGTAAACCTGTCAAGCCTGTAACGGTCGATGCGGTCATAGAAACCGTCGAGGTTACTGAGACTGCTACGCCGGTTATTGAGCGTCCTACGGTACACGTGGTGACCGCTAAGGATACTTTGAGCAGCATCGCAGAACAGTATTGCCCTGAGAACATGGACGTTAACGCGTTTATCGTTCACTTGAATCTAAAAAACAATCGACCTACCCTTTTCAAAGGCATGGTTATTAACCTCTAAGGTGAGAAATGATTATCGAACTTATTAAACGAGCCGCTGCCCTTGGTGGCGGTTTGTTCCTTCTGGGCATGGGTGCCGGTGGACCTCTTGGCGTTGACTGGTATGTTTCGGGCGCTGTTGGTGCTATGGTTGGCGTGTCGTTGGCGCTTGGCACTATCCTGCTAGGTTATGCTCGTGACGGTCACCTAACTCGTGAAGAGATTAATGACGCGTTCAGTAAGGCAGCACAAGGTAGTAAGAAAAAAGATAAGTAATTTCTTGGTTGTTTCAAATTAAGACCCCTCCGGCTTCGGCTAGAGGGGTCTTTTTTTGTTACCTATTGTGGTAGCAGGTTGGACATAGTTGGACGGCTAAGTATTTGTACACTTTGTTGCCGCAGTTGTTCAGACATTCGGGTAACTGCTCGTAGTGTTCCGCGCATCGTTTGGCGTTCTTAGGTTGGACGCTTGGTTCGATACAGTCGCCTACTGCACAAATGAGGATAGTCTCTCGGTGCGCTTCGCATAGTTGCGAACTTACGCGGGTGGTTAGTTCTCGTTCGCAGTTTGGGAACTTGCAGGCGATGGTTGTTCTCTCGTGGTAAGCGCAGTATTGGCGGGTAGAGGCTTCGTTTCGTGGACGGTTACATCCTGAACGGGTGCAGAAGTCTCCCGCTTGTACGTTTACTTGGTTGCCGCCGCGTCTACCTAGACGGTTAGCGGTCCTAAACTTGACTCGTTCGCCGGGGGTCATGCCTCCCCATATGCCAAATTCCTCTTCGTTGGTTAGAGCGAACTCTAGGCATAACATTTTTACCGGGCAGGACTCGCATCCGGCTTTAGCGGCGCGTAGGTCGTAGTAGTTTTCTCTTAGTCCACCGTTATCGTTTGAGAACCATGCGTCCGGGTCGTTAGTGCAGGGTGGTATTGTATCGGCTTCGTCGATTGCTCTCGCTAGTTCTTGACGTTTCAACCATGCGGCGCGGCTTACGTACATTAGTTTTCCTCTATTGTCGGTGGTGAGTTGTAGAGTTAGGATACACATTATTTACAGGTAAAGCAAAACCCCCGCAAACTATGTTTACAGGGGTTGCTACTACCACGGAGAGGAAGCAACATGGCAGCAGAATCCACCCTACCACAAGTTTTAGGCACCGCTGAATTTGTCGCAAACTATGACAACAATTCGCCGGAATGGTTAGAGTTACGCCGGTCTGGGTTTGGCGGGTCTGAGGTTGCTACGTGTTTGGGTTTGAACCCGTGGGAATCTGCTCTTACTTTGTGGTATAAGCGCACTAACCGTATCGATTCCGAGGTTCCGGATAACCCGGCTATGGAATGGGGTCGACGTTTAGAGTCTGTCGTTATGGCGAAGTTTAAAGAGGACCACCCTGAGTTAGAAGTTTGGGATAACGTGGGTACTTGGCGTAATAACGAGCGCCGTTATCAACTGGTGAACCCTGATGGTATTTATCGTGATGCCGACGGCAACTATGGCATTATTGAAATTAAGACTGCGGCGTATAAGGATGACTGGGCTTACGGGGTCCCTAGGTATTACAAGACTCAGGTCCAATACTATTTAAATGCGTTTGGGTTTGATAACGCTTACGTGGTGTTGTTGGTCGCTGGTCGTGACTATAACGAGTTTGAGTTACCCGCTGACGATTTTCAACAGGCTGTTGATTTGGCTGCTGTTGAACGTTTCCTAGAGTGCGTAGAAAATGATACTCGACCTGACTGGGATGGCTCTAACTCTACCTATGAGACGGTTCGCAAGATGCACCCGCAAATTGAGGACGGCGGCGTAGAACTAGATGAACTGTATGTCTTGTATAAGAATCACAAGGCTGCCGCTGCTGCTGCTGACTCTCGACTAACGGAAGTGAAGTCGCAGATTATGGACCTTATGGGTTTGGCTAAGAATGGTTTGTACGACGGTAAAGTAGTGCTGACTCGTACTGCTAAGGGTCAAGGTTTACCGTATTTAATGGAAAAGCGGTAGAATGGTAACGCGGTATTTTGCCGCGGATGAGAGGAAAACAAATGGCTAAACCTGCTGGATACATTGACGTAGCGGAACGTATTGTCGAGTTCCGTGAGAAACACCCTACCGGTTCGCTTGTACAGGTGGACTTACAGTTCTTGGACTTTGCTGGTAAGTCGTGGGTGGTTTATACTGCCGCCGCTTATCGCTCACCTGAGGACGTTAATCCGGGTATTGGTACCGCGTGGGAACCTGTACCGGGTCCGACTAACTTTACCCGTGATAGTGAACTTCAGAACGCGGAAACGTCTGCGTGGGGTCGCGCTATTGTTGCGTCGTTGGCTGCCGATACTAAGACCGGTATCGCTTCAGCGCAAGAGGTCAAGGCTCGTACCCCGGACCCTATCAACTTTGAGCAGTTTCTAGAGTTGGCTGCTAAGGCTAAAAGCGAGTCCGAACTCCAAAAGATTTGGAACGATGCGCGTGTAGCAAACGCAACCCCGGAACTACTTGAACAGATTAAAGCGAAACGTGACGGACTGGGCAAGTAGACGCATCCTTATTGCTGCCATTCTTGAGCGTAAAGAATTGGTAGATATGTTATGGGAAGCGGGCGAAGATGAACGTGGAGATAATGAGTATCAAGAACTACGCGTCTTGGCTCACAAGTTAAGGGTGGTGCTGGATGATAACTCCGCAGAATGTGATTGACGAACTGGCTAGTATCCGTTCTCAGTCTGAGAAGGGCGTTCAGTTATTGGCTACCGCCGAAACAAAATCTATTGAACTGAAAATCGAGGCTGAGAAGATTGAACTCACTACGTTTATTGGGACTAGCGGTACTGTTGCCGATAAAACTGCTATTGCTAAATTGGCGGCTTTGGAGGCTAAAGAGGCGAGTGAAAAAGCAACTGCGGAAGTATCTTACATTAAGACAAGATTGAAACAGTTATCCGAGTCGCAGATGGCGGTTCAGACTAGTGCGAGGATGGTGGAACTTCAATGGAAAACTTCGTAAAGAGGTTTCGGCTTAGGTGGTGGCTGTTTTGGAATAGTAAACGACTAAACCGTATGGGTCCGTATTTTGCGTTTACCGCTATTTTGGATAAGATAAACGAGGTTTATGGTGACTCCGAAACAATTTGAAAAGTTCCTTAAGCGGGACCAGTATTGTCTACATTGTGGTACCACGGATGATACTCTTGTTCCGCAGCATCGTCAAAACCGTCAAATGGGTGGCTCTAAGGCTCGTGATACGGACCCGAAAAACGTTATCGTATTTTGCAGCGAGGCTAATGGTCGCGCCGAATCAGATGCGGCGTTTGCTCGTCTCTGTAGGGAAATGAATTGGAAACTTGATTCGTGGCTCTCTACTGAGTTGCCTGTTTATGACGCTTACCGTGGCTGCTGGTGGCTGTTAAGAAATGACTTTACGCGTGTCGAAATCGATATAGACGACTGGCATGGCTAAAGTAAAAGCGAGCCAGTAGAGCAACCTACTGACCCGCATAACCGATAAGTACGTATCGGCAAGTTTAATTTTAACTGCCGATTAAATGGAAGGCAGTTAATGACACTCCCCGGAATCTACCGCGCAGGCTTAGACTTTGAGCGCGGGTTTACACGCATCCCTAACTATTGGCTTAGAGATTCTCGTATCTCGTTTAAGGCTAAAGGGTTACTAGCGTACCTTTTGAGCCACGAAATCGGCTACACGATTACCTTAGGTCAGATTGAACGAGAGACCGGCGACGGCAAGTCCGCTATTCGTGCAACCGTCTCAGAACTTGAGTTTGCTGGGTATCTTATGACGCAGCGCACGACTGACGAACGCGGGTATAACGCTGGTCTAGCATGGTTTTTACAGGACCCTAATCCAAAGTGCGAAAATCCAACTTTGGAAAATCCAACGTTGGAAAATCAGACTGCATTAGAAGAAAACTTAATTAAGAATAAAACTATTAAAGAAACATATGCTCAGGACGTGCCTGAAGTTCTAAGCCTCTTCGATGAATTTTGGGACCTCTACCCTCGCAAGGTTGGTAAGGGCGCTGCTAAGAGGGCATGGCATAAAGCAACCCGCGACACTATGGATACCCTAATCATTCGAGGGGTCAAGAGACTAGCAAGCGACCCTAATCTTCCTGAGACTCAGTACATCCCTTACCCGGCTACTTGGTTGAACGCTGAAGGCTGGTCTAACGACCCTTACCCGGAACGTAAACGGACCGCTGAGGAACTTGAGGCTATTCGTGCTGAGAAATACGCTCGTGAACGTCAAGCGTCCCTAGCCGCTGCAAAAGAAATCTTTGAACAAAACCGAGAGGCAGAATCTCGCGCGGTTCCTGCCCCTCTTTGCGAACATGGGTCTACTATTGTTAGATGTAGGACGTGTTTACGTAAAATGTCTAATACGTCTGATAGTCTAAGTAAATAAATTCTGAGAGGAAAAATAATGTCTAAGTATTCTGAATCATTTTCTGCTACTGGTGTAACTGTCGAGGCTGTTTTTAATGGTGGCTTCCGCGCTCTTGGCACCTTCCCTAAAAAGGACGGTTCTACCGGTTACAAGCGTTGGACTGTTTGGTCAGACGCGCAGGTTGTTGCTGGTGACGTGGTGTCTATTGCGGGTTTGATTTCGGCTAAGGCTGAGTCTTACACTTCTAAGGTTTCTGGTGAGGTTGTTAACACCGCCGCGCTGCACGTCAATAACGCTAAGGTCGAAAAGGTTGGCGCTGCCCCGGCTGCTGCCCCTGCTGCCGTTCCTGCGTCGTGGGACCAAGTAGCCTTCTAATGGCAAGCCTAGTTTTTACGGTTGCTATTGGTGGTTGGTTGCTGTTTGCGGCTAAGGACCAGTCAACGGGTTGGATGCAGGTTGTAACTACTGTTCTTGCTGGATGGTTTTTGTTTGCTGCTCTTTACAACGCTTGGCAGATTAGTCGCCGTGAGGACTGAAGCGTACTTTACAGTTTTTGGTGAGCCTGCCCCTCAGGGGTCTAAGCGTTATGTTGGTGGTAACGCAGCCTCCGGGGGTAGGTTTATCGAAGCGTCTAAGAAACTGGAACCGTGGCGGCAGGCTGTTGCGTCTGCTGTAAAACTTATGTTTGAAGCGACGGTAGATAGTTCTACGTTTGAGCCGGGCGTTCCGCTTGAGGTCCACGTTACTTTTGTTATGCCGCGTCCGTCTACGGTTAAGCGTTTGTTCCCTACGGTTGCCCCGGATTTGGATAAACTTTGTAGGTCCTTAGGGGACTCTATGTCGCTTGAGCGTTATGCGGTTTTGATTCCTGACGATGCTCAGATAGTGCGCTGGTACGCTGAAAAGGTGTACGGGTCTCGCTCGGAGATGGGTGCGCGGGTGGCTGTTAAAGTTTTGGATGAAAATAACAGTTTGATAACATCTAAATAAATGTTTCAAAAGGTTCAAAGGTGTGATACTCTAGATACATGAGCCGGAAATTCCGGTTCAGGGAGAGGAAGCCCGAAATGCAAAAAATTGAACTTGGTCAGCAAGTAAAAGCAAGTATTGACTGGAACTATTCAGTAGATTACTGTTTCGTATGTGGTAAAAAAGTTGGAAAAAACGCAGCAGTTATTTATTTAGATGAAAACGACAACCTAACCACGGCAGAAAATTGCGATTTTAGTGCAGGCGCTCACGCTGAAGTCATTGGCTCTAGTTGCATGAAGCAATTTGACGCTAAGGGAGTAGGTGCATAATGCGTAGCCTGCTAATCACCGCAGCCTTCGTAGGCGCTTGGTCCCTTGCCGAAAACGTCAACAACATCCTTCCGGCATGGCTTGTAGCCGCCAGTTCAATCGCAGCAATCCTAGCCATTCCTGTAGGTCTATTCCTTATCGTCCGTAAGGTGGCTCGCTAATGGGAAACCCTAGACTAACTGCGATGATGAGCCACGCAAGAACCGCTTACATCGAATGGCTACTAAACGGCGATACTACAACCGCTGCAAACCTAGCAAACGCACTAAGCCACTTAGCGGATTACCTAGACTGCACCGAATCGCAGGCACTAGCAAAGGTCCAAGGTAATGAATAAAGCGCAAGAATTCCTAACCATGCTAGAGGCTGAACGCAACGACCTCAGTTACCTGAAGCCAAAACTAGACAAGTTTGCACCTGTCGTAATCGAGACTAAAAAGGAATCACGTGCAGCACGTCAACGCCGTGACGCTACGTTCTTTGACGGTGGTCGATACGCTGAAGGCGCTCGCGACCCTAAAGCCGTAGCAGCATGGAAGAGGCTAAACAAAAATGTCTGATATTCCAAACAGTTCAGAACAGTATTGGTATGACAAGGGTTTCGAGAACGCTAAAGACTACTGGAAGCCGCAACGTAGCGAAGAGATTATAGCCGTCCTAAACCGTCAAGTCGAAGCATACGAGGAACTACTACACGACGTAGACGCACTCGGACCACAAGGTACCCGCTACCTAACTATCCTTAGTTACCTAGACAACCTAATCAAACTTTTGGAGGCTATCGAATGAGCGTCTACAAAGACTGGCAAGTCCCGGAATACAACCGCAACGAGTTGAACGTTCACGAGATACGCCTAACCGGATACAACCAAGGGGTCCTTGCCGAACGCAAAAGAATCCTAAACCTACTACGCAACATGACAAAAAAACCGAGCGCCGCCGTCGTTAAACTTATGCTCGACTTAGAGAGGGAAAACTAATGTTTGTTTTTGTAGACGCAGACGAGGACCTAGTTCCTACTTATGCTCTTGACGGAGATGCGGGCGCTGACCTTCGCGCTAACGCTGACTATTTTCTACCTGCCGGGTTTCGTGAACTGATTTCTACAGGCGTTCGTTTGCAGTTGCCTAAGAACATGGTTGCCCTTGTTCACCCGCGTAGTGGTTTGGCTTTAAATCACGGCATTACTGTTCTGAACGCGCCGGGAACGATTGACTCTAACTATCGTGGTGAGGTTGGCGTGATTCTGATTAATACTTCTAACGAGAATTTTCACATTAAGCGCGGGGACCGAATCGCGCAGTTGGTTTTTCAGGAAGTGGTTACTGCTCAGTTTGTTAAGTCGGATGAGTTGTCTGAGACTGAGCGCGGGGAATCCGGTTTTGGTTCTACAGGTGCTAACTAATGGCTAAGAGACTTTACCGTTTTGGAGACGACTACCTACTATCGTACGGTCGTAAGATTATGCGACTTACTTGGATTAACTCAGGCAAGAACGTAGAACTACGAGTAATCCCTCGTAAACACCGCGACGCTCAACAATGGGCATACCACCCTAAGGCTGACTAATGGAATTTCGCTCTCACATGACCGTAGAACTGGTCGACTCAATGGCTTCAGACGATGCAGTTGTTCGAGCAGCACGAGTATCGTCAGGCACCGAATCAGACGGGTCCCGCGATACCGGACTAATCAACTTCCTAATGCGCGACCGTCACGGCTCACCGTTTGAACATAACGCGTTTACGTTCTTTATCGAAGCGCCTATTTTTGTGTTCCGTGAGTTTATGCGGCACCGTATCGCCTCGTATAACGAAGAGTCTGCACGTTACAAAGAACTAGCACCAGTCTTTTACCTACCGAACCGCGACCGTAACCTAGTTCAGACTGGTAAGGTTGGCGCTTACGAGTTTATCCCCGGCACCGAGGACCAATACCTAGACGTTCACTATGCCATTATAGAATCTACTGAAGTCGCCTATGCGGCATACAAAGACCAACTAAACGCCGGTATTGCGCGTGAAGTTGCCCGCATCGTCCTACCAGTAAACATTTACTCAAGTATGTACGTAACGATGAACGCGCGTAGCCTAATGAACTTCCTAAGCCTACGGACCAAAAACGACGAGAGCGCTTACCCGTCATTCCCGCAACGCGAGATTGAACTAGTAGCCGAACAAATGGAAGCGCATTTTGCCGCAAAAATGCCAGTAACCTATTCCAAGTTCTGCGAAAACGGACGAGTAGCACCATGAGCCTATACAGGGTTAAAGTAGGTCGCAACACCATGACCGTATTTGCAGACGACGCTATGCAGGCTCAAGAAAAGGCGCGTAAATCATTAAGCGCACTTGTACGACCGGCAACCGAACCGGAAACCTTTGAATGGTTGAATGAGCAACTCGCGTTAGCGCTTGCCGCTCTAGAGAAAATAGAAAACGACTGCCAATGAGAACCTGTATTAATAACTGTAAGACCGGTCACGCGACAGACTGCGAAGAGACCGAAACGCATAAGGCTTGCCTACCACGCGAAGCAACTCACGGTTTTCTTTGCGACACCTGCTACGTGCGTCTACGTCAGGCACTACAAGACGCTACAGGCGTTATCTTCCACCTGCGAAGCGTATACGGCGTTCTAGGCTCTCGTACTACTGACGGGTCGCAGCGTGTCAAACGCGAACCACCGGCACCGTTGAACCTAACCGCGTACGAACTGTCAGAACAGATTTACAAAACGCTACTAGGAACCGCTATTCCTCTTTGCGCTCATCCCGTAACGGTCGCAGCCGCCGTAAATAAAATAACAGACGAACATTTATCCGTATATAACGTGACTGTAAACCTTAAAACTGTCGAACAAATGTTCGATTTAGTCAAGTTGGTCAATCAGGCGTTAAAGATGTTTCCTATCAATGAGCCGGTCCGTATAACTGCTATGCCTTGCCCTGAGTGTGACCGCCGCACTATTTATACGCCACCGGGTGAGTTTGGCGCTGAAATGTCTGTCTCTTGTACGGTTTGTGGTTTTGTTGTACCACCGGATAAAATTGCGTTTTATGCTCACATGATGGAGGCTAAGTAATGGCTAGAGAGAATCACCCTGTTTACGCTAGTAAGCGTATCGAGAATGACCCGGTTAATCATCCGTCACATTACACAAGCGACCCTAGCGGCGTAGAGTGTATTCAGATTACCCGGCACCGAACTTTTAACATTGGTAACGCTATTAAGTACCTATGGCGGGCAGGGTTAAAAGACAACAATAGCGACGTGCAGGATTTGAAAAAGGCTATCTGGTACATCGAGGACGAAATCAAACGTATTCAGGGTGGTGCCTAATGGTTTCGGATAATAGGACTCGTAGACGTATGAATCAACGGGAATGGGAATGTTTTGAGGATGGCGTTAACTACGAACGGGACCGAATCATCCTATTGCTAGATGCTCAAATTGGTTTAGGTCATTGTGACCGGTGCAACTTTAATTTAGAAGGTTGTAATGTCGCTAACCTTATCGCTCTAATCAAAGGTAAATCAAATGACTGAGGAAGTTCTAAGCGTTAAGAACGCTGCTATCCGTGTAGGCAGGTCCGAAAAGACTATTTACAACTGGATAAACTCGCAGCAACTCAATACCATGCGCGGCTATGTTTTACTGTCAGAATTGATAGAGGTCGAACGCACCATGTCGCAGAAACGCGGCAGACCTAGAAAAGTAAACACGCCGCAGTAAATAATTCAAATAGTTCAAAAGGGTCCTGTATACTGACCGTAGGCAATAAGTGTATTCTTGCCGTAACTCAGGTTCAAACCCGACAAAATAGAATAATAAGACTACCGCATAGTCCAAAGGTCGAGAGGGGAAACCATGTTACTACAAGGGCTTACACCAAAAAAATCAATTCCTAATTGCCGCGTACGTACGGTACTACAGGAACTAGAGCCGGAAGATTCAAACATCCTAAAGGACGCTATTGCTAATAGCGTTGACTGGTCTGTTAACGGTCTTGAAACTGCGCTAGCAGAACGAGGCGTAAAACTATCCGGTAAGAGTATCTCACTACATAGAACAGGGCGATGCTCTTGCTCTCAAATCTAAAGCCTGCCCCTAAGCCGCAGCCGCAACCTTTTGGCTCACCCGCTGTAGAATTCAACGGCAGCGAAGGCATCGCAACTACTCCCGGACTCCCGGACGGTGCAGACTTTAACCAATTCCTTATAGACGCAGGCTACCCGCCGGAACTATACGAGGTTGTAGGCACCCCTAAAACTTCACGCTGGCAGGCTCAGACCCGCGACGGCATCGAATGGCTAACCTCTTACAAGTTCAACTTTAAACTTCGAGGCGCTAACCTAGACCTTCCGGCGTTGTTTGCCGCTGCAAAGAAAACTAAAGTTACCCCTGTCAAAAAGACGGGGACTAATAAGGCTTTAGTTGTAGCATGGTCAGACACTCAGACCGGCAAGGTCGACCACCGCGGGGGTTTCCCTGAACTGGTCCAACGTATTGCTGAGAAACAGGCTGCATTAGAGGCGTTCTGCCGTAAAGAAAAACCTTCTGTTATTTACTTCCTAAACGTAGGCGATAGCATTGAGGGTTTTGAGTCCGGCGGTAACCCTATGCGCTCGAACGACTTGAGTTTAATGCAACAGATTGACGCTGAGGCTACCTTTGAGTGGGATACGCTCACCATGTTGGCTAAGTACGCGCCTGTAGTTGCAGCGTCGGTAGGCTCTAACCATTGTCAATGGCGTTCCGGTAAGGTCCGTCTAGGTACTGCGTTAGACGATTGGGGTATCTTTATCCAACGTCAACTTGCCCGCTATTCAAACATCGCAGGTTTACAGGACCGCATTACATTCTTTGAACCACAAGAACACGACGAGAGCCTAGCCTTAGAAGTAGGGTTTGGCAGTCACGTAATTGGTCTTTTCGGACCTGCCTACACGGATAGCAGCGTTCTTAACGCTTAGAA